GGTGTAATTTTGGATATTATTATAAGCGGTAAGAAGAACAGACAGAATGCAGCAAAGATTCTGTTGAAGCTCGAAAATACCTGTAAGAGATTGTTAGCAGTATCCGATACTTACGACAAAAAGAATAAGACTGTAAATCCTGAAAATACAACAGAAGAGCCAACAAAACAGACAGATGCTCCGACAGAAACAACAGATACAAATGTTGAGGGCGGTGAATCAGTTGAATAAAGTAAAGGTATTTGAAAAAGAAATCGGCTGGATTAAAAATGATAAGATCAGAGAATTTGCAAAACTTGCGGTTGAAGGACTTCCGGATTATTTCTTTACTGTAGCTGCATCTTCTACTGGTAAATATCATCCTGAATATGCGCTTGGAAATGGCGGTCTTACAAGACATACAAAAGCACTTTTGCACATTGCAAAAGATTTATCTACTTTGGAAATGTTCAGTAAAAAGTATTCTGATGATGATATTGATTTAATCTTTACCGGCGGTATGTGTCATGATGGTATAAAACATGGAACTGAATATAGCAAATATACTGTTGTTGATCATCCGGTTCAGGCTGCAAATTACATTAGAGAACTTAATAAAAAAGTCGGATTGCTTACAGAAGAGCAGGAAGAAAAACTTTACGGTATTATCATTTCTCATATGGGACAATGGAATACAGACCGCTATAAGAATGAGATTATGCCAAAGCCGAAAAAGTCTATTGAGAGTTTTGTTCATCTTTGTGATTATCTTGCCAGCAGAAAATATCTCTTATTTGACTTTGGAGCAGATTATTATAATCCGGAAGATTATGAGAATTGAGGTATGAATGATGCACGAATTATGGGAATTAAAACAAAAGCAGAGTCTACCATTAAGTGAAAAGATTAATGCTTCGCTTGACCTCATAAGAGATTGGTACGAACATTGGGGGGGGCAAGTATATATTTCCTTTAGTGGAGGTAAAGATAGTACAGTTTTGCTTGATTTAGCAAGAAAAATCTATCCTGATATAGAAGCTGTTTATATTGATACAGGACTTGAATATCCTGAAATTAAAACTTTTGTGAAATCTTTTGATAATGTAACCATTATTAGACCGGAAATGAATTTTAGGAAGGTTATTGAGAAATATGGTTATCCATTAATCAGTAAAGAGGTTGCTAATATTATCAGAGGTGCAAGAAAAGGTAAATCATCTTACATACGATATTGTAAAGTATATGATTTCGATAGTATATCTGATAAATACACAAAAAGATATGATTGTTCTCGGTATAAATATTTAGCTGATAGTGATATTCCAATATCAGAGCAATGTTGCGATGTTATGAAAAAGAAACCAGCTAAAGTATTTGAGAAGAAAAGTGGTAAAAAGCCAATCATAGCAACAATGGCAAATGAATCTGCATTAAGACAGACGAGTTGGCTTAGATATGGTTGCAATGTATTTGAAGGAAAGCGTGAAAGTTCTCGACCATTGAGTTTTTGGACAGAACAGGATATTCTTGAATATTTATCAAAATTTAATATCCCATACGCATCAGTTTACGGTGATATTATAAAAGATGACGATGATAAATACAAAACAACTAAATGTACTCGTACCGGTTGCGTATTTTGCGGCTTTGGATGTCATCTTGAAAAAGAACCTAATAGATTTCAAATGTTAAAAGAAACTCATCCTAAATTGCACGAATATTGTATGCGACCTTTAGATGAGGGTGGTTTAGGGATGAAAGATGTTTTGGAGTTTATTAATGTTAAATATGAATGACTATTGTTGGAGAAAATGAGGTGAAATTATTGAAAAAATTAAGATTAGCCATGTTAGGCTACACATCAGATGTTATGTTAGCCGGAATGAAACAATTAGTCGAAAACAATCAACAAGATATTGAAAAGTTTGTGCCTACAAAATACCATCCTTATATAAGAATGAAAGATGGGAGTCAAATAACAGGAATATCATTTGCAGAACATTTAAGAGGGCATAAATATGATCAACTAATATTGGTTGATGATAAACGTTGGAATATTTTAACAGATAAAGCGGTGGAGATTGATCAAATAATCGAACAGACTATGTATATGTCAGATGTTCCAAAAGAATTTCAAATTTTACATTATCTTGTAGAATAACTGATATAATAATCAGCAATGATTTTTATATAAATAACTAAAAAAATAATAAATAAGGAGCGAAGAAAACAATGGCAATTACATCAAGATTCACTTTTGTTGGTACACCGGTCATTCCTAAAGATAAGGCAAAAAGACCTTTCTGTAAGGAAATTAAAAAGACTGATGACAAGACAAAACAGACAAAGGACATGATTAGCATGACATTCGGTGTTAAGGAGAGCGAAAATAATATGGCTTTCGTTGAAGCATTCGATAGTGTGCAGGACACAATCATGACAATGGATTCAGACAATGAAAAAATGGAAGTAGCTTGGGATGACAGATTTGACGAAGATATTGTGAATACAGTAGCAAGTTATCGTAGATATACTGTCGATCTCGGCGAAGAACACGGCGGCAGATGCGACTTTATCACTCTGTATGACCTCATGCAGCACTTAAATAAGTATCTTCCTGATTATAAGGGTAAGGTTATGGTTACAGGTCAGTTTACAAGAGAGTGGTACGCTAAGAAGAGTACATATCTTGATAAATTTAAGATTCAGAATGTGTACGCAGTAGAAGAGGAAACAAAGAGCCGCCTCGCACTTACAATGGATATTTATTACAACAAGGATAGCATTGATAAGGGTGAGTTCAATGAAACAAAGAAGATTTTCCTTAATGGTTACATTGAACAGTATATGGGTAAGGATGAAGGCAGAAAGATGATTCCTATGACATTTATCTTCTCTGCTGCTAAATACGACCTTGAAAAAGAAAAACACAAGAAACTCTTTGATTACAAGATGTCTTATATCGACATTAAGAACAAGACAATGGTTCATATTCCGTGGGATATTGTTCTTCTGCGTGGAGCTGAAGAGGCAGAATTTGACGAAAGTATGCTTACTGCAAAACAGAAGGAACAGATTGAGCTTGGTCTTAAAACTCTTGATGATTTCAAGCCAAAGGGCAACATTTTGGGTGATAGGGTAAATGAATATCGTTTATTCGATCCGAAGCTCACCGGCGATTTTGCAGACGGACTTGTTGATACAGAGGAAAAGGTTTCTGAGTTTGAAGAAAAGATTTTTGTTCCTGCAAAGGACGAAACACTTGATGAAGCAAAGAAAAATTCTAAGACCTCTGCAAAGACAGATGAACCTGACGATGAAGAAGAAGAAACAACAAATGCTTCTCAGGAAACCGGCATTGATGATGACGATTTATTTTAATGTGAAAGGACGGATTTAATAATGGGTAAGTTTGGAAAGAAAAACGAAGTAGACCTTAACCCTTTGCACTATAACATTGCAATTTTGGGTGAAAGTGGTATCGGTAAAACAACCATTGCAAAGGAAATTTGTGAAAAAATGGTTGGTGAAGATGGATACATGCATTGGGATATTGGTAAGGAAAACGGAGCATCTGCTATTCAGGGCATTGTTTCTGAGCCGATTGAAGATTGGGATAAGCTGAAGGATGTTGTTGAGGATATTGTTGAAAACAAAACAACCGATTATCCTAACTTGCAGACAATTATTTGCGATACTTTTGACGAATTGATTATCCTTGCAGAAAAAGAAGCTATCCGTCAGTATAATCGTAAGAATCCGGATAAGAAGGCAGACACTATTAATAGTGCTTGGGGCGGATTTGGTAAAGGTCAGGATAAGGCAATGGAACTTATTCTCGATGCAATTTGGGAGCTGAAGAAAGTCGGTGTAAACACTATTATCGTTGCACACGTTAAGAGAAGTGATATTACTGATCCTATTTCTCAGGAAACATATTCAAAGCTGACTGCGGATACTCAGCAGAGATATTTTAATGCTGTTAAGAACAAGATGCATTTTATCGGTCTTGCGTATGTTGACAGAGATATTGTTAAGGAAAAAACCGGCAAGAAGAACATCGTAACAAAAGAAGATGTCATGATTAATAAGGTTGTATCTGAAAGCCGTGTAATCAGCTTTAGAGATGATACATATTCAGTTGACAGTAAATCAAGATTTGCAGAAATCGTTGATCATATTTCTTTCAGTTCTGATGATTTCATTAAGGCTATGGAGGATGCTATTCTTGCAGAACACGCAAAGGGTGGCGAATCCATAGAACAGACAAAGAAGAAACAGGCAAAAGCTCAGAAAGATGCAGATAAAAAGGCAGCGGAATATAGTAAGAACGCAAAGTCAAACAAGATTGATACTGAGAGAAACGAAGAGCTTCTTGCAGTAATCAAGAATAAGTTTACTAATGCCGAAGATGATGTAAAGGCTGAAGTTAAGACTGTTATGGCAGAATATGGTTTTGCAAATTTCAAGGATGTAGAAGTTCCTACATTGGCTCTTGAAAAGATTGTTGAATTGCTGGGTGGGGAAGAGTAATCTTCCCTCCTAAATAAAAATTAGGAGCGGATATTATGGCTAAAAAATGTAAATGTCATATTACCGGTGAGGTTGGAACAACTGACCAGTTTATAAAAATCGGTAGATACTATTATAAAAATCAATATGTATATGACGAAGATAAAAGACTTAAAGAGGAACGACTGAATCTTATTGATTATATATGTCGTACTTTCCTGAAATACGGCGAAGGTCAGCCGTTTCCAACCTCTCTTCCTAAAAAACTTAACGAGTTATCATATTATGACAATGCCGTAATATTAGAAACTTTTAAGGCTTGTAAAGACGATATTTTGTATTGGTTAGAACACAAGAATTTCACTAATGAATATGGCAAAATTGCTTATATGTTTGCAATAATCAGCAATAAAATTGCAGATGTAAATAGAGAATATGTTCGTCAGGAAAAGATTAAGCAGAAACAAGACGAAAATATTGAGCATTTTACCGATCCATCATTAACAACCGGTACAAATAAATCCGGCAAGGATTTAAGTCAATTCTTGGGAGGTGATGACCTATAAATCTTAAAGATTATCCTAAAGAATTAACTGAGGGACGAGAGAGTGCGGAGGCAAGTTTCATTTTCTGCTTATGGAAACAGCCTGAGTTATTTGATGATTTTAAAACAATCAACGAAAACAATGATGAAACTATTAAAACCGAAGATGGTGTTTTCTACTTTTCACTCGGTAAGCAAATGTATTTAAAAGGTTATAAATCATTCGACCATGTTTCTATTTATACATTCTTGGAAACAAAACCAAATGTAAAAAAACACTTTGATGAGCTTGGTGGTTACAGTTCAGTTGATGAGTTGCGTAATTTGGTAAATGTTGAAAATACAGATGCTTATTATGACAATATTGTAAAAATGAATTTCCTTTTATCTTTGCATGATAAAGGATTCAATGTATTACAAAATATATCCAAATTTAAGGAAATGACAAGTCAACAGGTCTATGATTGGTATGATTATATGCTGAATAATATCGGTATTAAAAACAATCAGGATATGCAGATTGAAAGTCTTGAAATTGACGATAGTTTTCTTGAAGAATGTGATAAGGGAGAGGCAATGGGTATTAGTTATGGTAAAAAATGCCCTATTCTCAATAACATGACTCTCGGAGTACCACTTGGCGATATGTATATGTTTGGTGGTCATTCCGGCGTTGGTAAGAGTTCATTTGTTTTTGGAAATATGATAATTCCAATGACAGAAGAAGGTAAGAAATGTGCAGTAATAAGCAATGAGCAACGTTCAAAAGACTTTAAATATTTGTTGCTTGTTCACATTCTTACTCAGGAGCTTGATTATTGGGGATTAACTCGAAAGAAAATCAAACAAGGTAAGTTCAATGAAGAACAATGGGAGATGCTTAAAAAGGCAAAACAGATTTCAAGAGAAAAATATGCCGATATTAAATTTATTAAGTTATTTGATAACAATATGAACCGTGTTAAGCAGGTTATTAAAAAATTATCAAAAGTAGGGTATCAGGTATTCATGTTTGACACTATGAAATCAGATGATGAAATTGATGAAGCTATGTGGCAGCAGCTTTTGATTCATAGCCGTAAGTTATTCCAGATTGCAAGTAAAGAAAATATTGCACTAATTTGTACATATCAGCTTGCTTTGCACACTTTAAACAGACGTTATCTTGATGCAAGTTGTCTTTCTAATGCTAAACAGATCAAAGAAGTATTTTCAGAGATGGTATACGCAAGAGAAATTTGGCAGGATGAGATGAAAGACGAAAGGTATGATGTAAAACCATATCAACTTGTCAAAGACGATAGTGGTAAATATACAAATGCAAAGAAGCCCATTGACTTAGATGCAGATAAAAAATATATGATCATTTTTCTTGATAAAACGAGAAATGATGAAGATAAAAAACAAATCTTATATTCGTTTAACGGACGATTTAATTTGTGGAAAGAAATCGGTTTCTGCTCGGTAATTAATGAACATAAATAACATTTTGTTTTAAAAATTAAAAAAGAGGGAGGCTGGTTAAAATCGCAATAAATCATTTAAGATTAACAGAGCATTTAAGAAATGATGCAGATGCTTGTATAAGTATTTTAGAAGATTTGAATTATCAGAATATTAACCATATTGCCTCAAAGAATGAGCTTCGTTTCAGTCGAGAAGAAGGAACGAATCCTACCTCTATGAAATTATCACTTGAAACCTTAAAATTCGTATGTTTTTCAACTAATGATTATGGCAACATATATACTTTGGTTATGAAAAATAAAAATATGAATTTTCCACAAGCATTAAATTATGTGGCTGAGTTTTTAGGGCTATCAAAGAAAACATTAAATACAAAGATTAAATATCCATTTTCAGGTTTTTATAAAGGACTCATGAAAGAGATTACTGAACCGGAATATTCTATGCAAACATATGATGAAAGTATTTTAGAGGAATATGCCGATAAATATAATTTAATGTTTTTCAAAGATGGAATTAATTTTGATACACAGAAAGAATTTAATGTAGGGTTTGATTTGGAAACTTTGAGAATAACCGTTCCTGAGTATACTTTGGACGGTAAATTATGTGGGATAATGGGGAGGTTAAATGATTCAAATTGTGATAAACATGAACGTTGGATTCCTATTATCCCTTGTTCTCGTAGTTTAACATTGTACGGCTATCATAAAAACTATGCCGAAATACAAAGAAGAGGTTTAGTGGTAGTTGGAGAATCAGAAAAATTTGTTCAGCAGCTTCATTCAATGGGTTGTAAAGTTGGATTATCACTATGCGGATGCGATATAAGTGATGTTCAAGCGAAATATATTAAAAGTTTAATGACAAATCGTATTATTCTTGCTTTAGATGAAGGTCTTGAAGAAGAAAAAATACGAATGCAAGCAGAAAAATTAATTGTAAATAATGCTATGTTCCAAAACAAAGTAGGTTACATATACGATAAAGAAAATGTCATTATTCCAAAAGGTAGTAAAGGCAGTCCTTCAGATTATGGGAAAGAGGCATTTTTAGAATTATGTAAATCGCATGTTGTTTGGATTAATTAGGAGAGGATGATTTTATGAATATTAAAGACATAAAAACACCTCTCCCGATAAATAGTCGGGGGGGCTTGTAGTTTTAAGTTTATGTGATGGAATGAGTTGTGGTCAAATTGCTTTAAAAGAACTCAATATACAGGTTGATAGATATTATGCAAGTGAAATTGATCCTAAAGCAATACAGGTTACAATGGACAATTTTCCAGATACTATTCAATTAGGAGATGTTACCTTAATAACAGAAGAAGTATTAATGGAATTGCCTAAAGTTGATTTAGTTATATTTGGTTCTCCTTGTAGGTCTTTATCAAGAACAACAGCAGGAAGAAAAGAATATAACAACGGATTAAAAGGTGTATCTTGGCTGTTTTATCCTTGTAATGATATTTTACAATGGATTAAGAAAAATAATAATCCTGATGTGAAATTTATGGTTGAAAATGTCGATAGTGATAAAACTAATGATATAGCAGAAATGAGCAATTTATTAGGCGTGAAACCTATGCTTATAGACAGTAATTTATTTTCTGCACAGGATAGAAAACGCAATTATTGGACGAATATTTCAATAAGTCCTTTGCCTTTAAGTAATTCACTTTGTATAAAAGATATTTTAGATTCTGAGGTTGATGAAAAATATTTTTATTCACAAGAATTTACATATCATGGTGATGATAAAAAAGTATGTGCAACATTACATATTAACGGACACGATATATTAAAACGAGTTAATAATATAAATTTCAAATCACCTACACTTACAAGCTGTAGAGGTGGAAACACTCAAAAGAAAGTTTTCGATAAAGGTAGACCAAGAAAATTTACTCCAAACGAATATAGAAAATTACAGACTATTCCCGATTGGTATAGAATGGATGTCGCAGATAGCCATATTTACAATATGTGCGGCGATGGCTGGACTATCGAAGTAATAAAACATATATTTAAAAATTTAATATAAAATGAAAGGATTGATATGATGGCGAAACGTGAACTTGATCCTCGATTAAAGGCACTATATGATGCCGGCAAGAAAGTTTACAGTATTTCAAAAATCAATACAATAGATGAATGTTTGTATGAGGCTTATAATGCTTATGTGTTGCATGATCGTGGTACTAATGGTGTATATGGCATCTTAGGTACAAAAATTCATGATAAACTCGAAGAAATTATGAATGGAAAGGCAACTCCGGCAGAGCTACCAAGTACTCTTAATGAAGAATTATCAGATTTGGATATGCTTGGTATTGAATTCCCCAAAGATTTTAAGGGTAATGATACAATCAGAAATAACTGGATTGCAGATATGAAACATTTCTGCGAAACTTTTGAACCCCCAAAGGGTAAGTTTGATACTGAAGAATTGTTTATTTATAAACTTGATGAAGAAAGATATGTTCAGGGTTATATCGACTTAATCAGACATAATGAGGAAGATGATACAATTTCAATTTTTGACTGGAAAACAAGTTCTCAGTTTAATAAAGACGATTTACTTCATCACGGCAGACAGCTTGTTCTTTATGCTATTGCAAAAGAAGCACAGGGAATTAAAGTGAGAGATGTTTCATGGATTATGCTGAAATATTGTCAGGTTTCATTTTTTGGTAAAAAGCGTTCAAATTCAAAGAAACTTGAAGATATAACTAAAGTAATAAACAGAGGTAAATTGGTAAGCGAGTTAAGAAATAATCTCGAATACGATTTATCTGTTGCTGGTTATGATGAAGTTGATATTGAATGTATGCTTAACAAAGCATTGGAGGATAATTCTTTGGATTCTTTGCCTGAGAATATTCGTAATAAATATAAAATTGAACCTTATATCAGAACATATGAAATTACAGATGAATTAAAGCAAGAATGTATCAATTACATAAATGAAACGGCTGATAAATTCGAGAGCTTAGATAATTCCAGCGACAAGAATTTTCCGCCAAGAAACTTCATAAGAATTAATGGAAATAATAATGAAGTCGAAGATACTTTCTTCTGTCATACTCTTTGTAATTATCGTAATTCTTGCAAGCATATAAAATCATTTGATGAGCTGCAAAAATTAAAGAAAGAAACAGAGCATACAGAAGAAGATGATTTATTCTAAATAACTACAAAAATAATAAATAGTAATCATAGGGGGTGTCTAAAATTCAAAATTATCATAAACACACATCATACAGTAATATATTTATTGCCGATTCCGCTGCGGTTTATGAAGATTATGCAAAAAGAGCAGTTGAGCTTGGACACAAGGTAATATCCAGTCTTGAACACGGTTGGCAAGGGTATTATTACGAATGTTTTGAGTTAGCACAGAAATACGATTTAAAATTTGTTTTTGGAGCTGAAGCATATTGGGTAAAAGATAGATTTGACAAAGACAGAATCAATAATCATATTGTATTACTTGCAAAAAATGAAAACGGTAGAAGAGCAATTAACGGTATATTATCAGATGCAAATGAAACAGGATATTATTTCAGACCAAGAGTTGACTTAGAATTATTGTTATCACTTCCAGCAGAAGATGTAGTAATAACTACTGCTTGTATTGCCTTTTGGCATTATGATGACATTGAAGAAATTCTATTACAATTACATAATCATTTCAAAAACAATTTATATTTGGAAATTCAGTATCACAATACAGAAAAACAGATAAATTTAAATAAACAAATTTTAGAATTGTCTGAAAAATACGGAATTGAAATGATTGTCGGCATGGATAGTCATTATATTTATCCGGAGCAAGAAAAAGAAAGAGAATATATTCTTGCTGCAAAAAATATCAAATATGATGACGAAGAAGGTTGGTTCATGGATTATCCGGATGATGAAACAACTATGAGTAGGTTTTTAG